CCCAGTATTAAAACTTTTAATCAAACTATTATTGCCATCACCTGCAATGGTTTCACCTTTTTCAATACTCTGATCTAGTGTTTCAAATATTCCCATAGTTTATCTTTCTCTGGTAAACCCTAAAACCGAGGCTCTTTGCGCAACCTGTCGTTTTTGCTTTTCATTAAGAGAGTCAGCCACTTCTGGATGTGTTGCAATAAAATTAATATCTTGTCTTGAAAGCTGAGTTAAGTCTCTATTTCTAATTGGCTCTAAAGCAAAATCAAGCTCTTGGAGTGTAGGCAATATTAGAAATACACTTTCTCTCGTTGCAATATTATCCAGTAATTCCTTCCTCTTCTCAGCCGAAATTCTTTTTGTAGATAATGTGTTTCTGTCTGCAAGATTCCGAGCTTCTGAAAAAGCCCTGAAGTCTCTTACTTTCCTGATTGCATTAGGTGGATCTGTAAAGAAAGCAGTTGGATTAGCAGTTACTTGATCTACTAGCTTTCTTTCAGCCACAGGAAATCTTTTATTATTAGCAATCATTGTTGTTAATGCGAAATTAAGCTGTCTCACTTGTTGTCTAGCAGATGCAGTCTCAGGAGCTTGTTCGCCTCGCAAGAAACCACCAAAAAGATTTGCAGTCCCTTGTCTTATACCCGAAAGAGGCCCTGAACTTAACAGTAATTCGTCAGTAGTTATATTGCCTCCTGTTTCCGCTATTTTATCTCTAATATCAAACAATTCCGATTGTAAATTTGCAGTTGATGCCTGCTCTCCTTCAGTAGTGCTTAAAGTAGTCGCTACTGGCGGGGTTACTGGTTGCTGTTGGCCACCAAAATTAATTGGAACTACAAGCGCATTTTGGTCTAACTTATCTGCAAATGACAATTCTCCAGTAGTAGGATCTGAAACTTTGATAAATCTTCTAGGGTCAAGTTTCTCACTAGAAGGCTTTCCCTCTGTTACAGTAACAGTATTTCCACCTGACCGACTTGTCCTTATTCCACTACCAAATGGAACCTTTACGTTTCTAGTGCTAATCACCTTTCCTCTTCTATCTTTTATTTCGGCAACTCCATTAACAAGTTGCGGCCTTGTTGTAGCCCCTGTCGGAATCGCCTTACCCTGTATCTCTGCCGCTGCCAACAAGCGGTTTTTATCCCGTTGTGTAATTCTAGGATTAAGCGCACCTCTTAATAAAACATCAAGCCTCTGATTTGGATCAGTTATTGGCTGTGGTAAATCAGGTTGCCCAGGCTGTACAGGCCCTGCTTGCCCTGTTAAACTATTAAGTAGATTAATAGTTTCAATATCACTTTGCTTCTGCTGTCTCTGATTGCGAATGCCACTGACAATCTGCCCTAGCCCTCCAAGGATTCCTGACAAATCCTGTTGTGGCAAATTTATTATTCTACCGCCAACTACTATGGCCATAATTAATTACCTCCTATTTATGAAAAAAACGAACCCACGCCACTAAGAAGACTCCCAATACCTGATGCTGGTGACTGACCAAATGTCGTGTCTGGAATCTGAATAAGATTTTCAAATGGTTGCGATGGTGTTGATCCTAACCCCAAAGCAGCTAATTGAGTCAATGCCGGATCAGGCTGTTGCTGTCTTAAGAAATCCTGCAATATCCTATCTAAATCCTGCTGACCTCCTATCCCGGTTTGTCTCTGTACGGCTCCACCTGCTAATCCTTGAGACTGTGCGCCAAAAATAGTATTTATGCCCGCAAGGTTCCTGTTAAGACCAAATTGTTCATCAAAATTTAATTGCTGCCCAAGCTGTGACTGTAAACCAAGATTGAATTCAGTCTCCCCTCTGTTTAACGATCTTAATAAATCACCGCTTTGAAAACCACCTGTCCCTGCAAAGCTTTCAAGTATATTCCGCCTTGATTCCGCCTGATTGCTTTGTGCAAACGGCAACTGAAACTGATTAAACCTGTCAATGCTTGCCTGTTGGTCAAAAGGACGAAGCGATCTCTGTGCAAATTGTTGTGTCTGCCCTGAAGGGTCAAGCAAATCACTTATAGAACCAAATGCCTGTTGCTCAAGCCCCGAAGTGGGTGCTGTAAATTGCCCTTGAAATCCAGGAATAGTACCACCACCTTCAGTTCTTGCCTGAGCATTACCAAGTAGCGATTTTAACAATTGCTCCTGTTCAGGGGTTTGCTGTGTTATCTGATCTACTCTCGGAGTAAAATTACCCCCTGTCGTATCTTCTGTTCTTCCAAACAAACTATCAAATAATCCCATAACTTATCTCCTCAATTTACACATATATTCCAGTCATTAAGTTTTTTCAATTTTTTATTGCTTTCCTTTGCACCATCTATTCTAAACTGTAACGGCACTTCAATATCAAGCTTGCGGATGGATTTATATATCTTGCCAAACCCATCTTCTATTTTTTTACCCACAGCAGTCATAACCCCAATCACTCCGTCATTGCCGGCACATGCTACTTCGCCGTCATCACTTTTAATATCCTGTCCCCAAAACCCATTCATATCATTTAGGTCAAAATTAAGCCTCTTGTCTCTGGCCATCCCACTAAGTAACTCTTCATTTGTATACGGATAAGGCGCAATCGTTACTCTTTCGGAACAAGCGAAGCCATTGTCTTGAACCATATAAGCCTTTGTAAAGAATTCAGTTACAGAACTGCCCAATAAAGACAAAAGACAAAAAATACTGTCATACTGAAAGCCAAAATGCCAAGAATTGAAATACGGCTTCTTGTCCTTGGAATTAAGCGTACAGTCCACGCTAACGGCTCCAACATAGCCAGAGCTAGTCAAGATAGGAACAAGGCTCTTGAGGCTGTCTACAAGAGGCCCCGACTCTCCTGTAACCCACAAACAATTAGACTGGCTGCCCATTTCAAGCCCTAAGTCACCGGTAAGCCAATGCCTGTTAGGTAAAGAATGGGTAAAAAATGTAGGTTCCTTACCGTTAAACCACATCTCAGTAATGAGTTGTATGCCAGAAACAGGCTTCTTACTTACTTTTATGCCTGCTTCTTCTGCAATTTCTTTATCTTGAGTCTTTCCAAATAACAATGGTCGATTAATGGTCTTGAATTCCATATTATCGTTCAATCTCCCAAGTTGTACATTAGAGTCATATATTATTTTTTCAGCATCAATCATGGTAGTTTTTAAGCCTTTGAGATCCACCTTCTCTATTATTCCGTCATAACTATTTTTATACCGGCTATTATGAATATAGATTCTCACATCCGTTCCTTCCTGTCTCATTTTATAAACTATAGGAAGAGAACCGCCAAAGTCACTTATAAACAAGATCATACACTTTCCCAATTTGTAGTATCATACGCCTTGTATACAACATTGCTCCCGCTTGCAAGGGTGGTCAGGGTATCAACGCCAGCTCCTAAATCATCACCACTCGCAGGATATATTCTCAATGTATTGGCTCCGTTATTAATCACAATCGCCGTCAGTCCTGCCTTTGCGGTTGGCAATGTAACTGTATCGTTTGCATTGGCTACCGTAGAGATTTCATTCATTCTTGATATTAAAGGCTGTTGCCCCTGCGTCTGAGTGGTACTTGCTGTAATACCGGAAGTCACAGAATCAATGTCATCATTTATATTTACGATATTAGCAATATCAGAATACATTACCCTGACTTCTTTGATTAATAATCTAAAATATTCAAGTAGTGGTTGATGATCTTTATTTTCACTAGATAAAATCAAGTCACTGTCAAGTGGCAATATTTTTTGACTTGAAAGTTTCATACTCCAAATTTTCCTTTTACCGGTAAAAAATATGGAACTATAGCGTGTATTTTAGGCGTCTGGCCTAAAGCATTCTTGCTTAATTGTATTTGGTGAAACTCCCCGATAGCCCCTGAATAAACCCTCTTCCACACCTTGTCATCATCACCATCAAAAATCAAGGTATCTGTCTGGTAGGCAACAGTATCTTGATTTATAAAAAGAGCAACGTCCAGGGTAACGGCAGGATCTTTATCCACAAGAAAATCAACCCAACCCAACCTTGCTTTAAACCCCTTTTTAATATAAGGGTTAAACCTTTTTGTTTTTACTGAGAACTCAAAACTAGAACCGTTATCAGCACTTGTATCATTCAACTTGTAAATCACACCTGAAATAGATCCGGCAATAACCAAAGGGAACTGTGCGCCTGATGTATTCGCATCCCATATCTGTTCCGTTTCGTCCCATGTAGCCTCTCCAAAGGTATCCCATGTAAGGTCATTGTCAACTACCCATTTGCCAAAAACATGAAACCCTATACTATTTGTTGACCATGTCTTGTTAATTCGATTGTATACAATCATCCTGTCATTTGTATTGGTAGTACCAAAATCAGGATAACTGGTAAATTGCAAATCTAATTCTTCAACAAAAACAGCATAAATAAGATCAAATACCTCTTGATCGAATTCCTGCACTATATCGGGAATATCAATATTTTTTGTTTTTACGCTAAGACCGTCAGTGGATATAATCTTTGACGATGCCACAGCAGTAATCTCTTCCGAATAAGACAAAACAGAATGTGTAGAAAACGAACCGCTAAAGTTATCTATCCTCTCCCATCTGAAAGGCAAACTCACATCTTGCGTATGCTTAAATATCCATGTAGAACGATCAAAAAATATAATAAGATCATCTCCAAGAAATCCCCCGCCCTTTATAAACTCTGAAGTCGGAGCATCGACAAAACCATCATTAGTGAAATCAATCCCGCCTGCCGTAGCCCACCTCGCTCTCTGTGCATGTAAAGTTCCGCCCTCTGTGGACCTGAAGCACACAAGATGATCTTTGTATGCAAATACCAGTAAGCAGGTAAAGGCAATTGCGCCTGCGCCTATATCAACTGAAGGCTTGGAAAGACTCGATCCATCATAAGAATCTAATACGTCATTATTATTGGTAAAATATAAAACACCTGCCCAATTAGCCCAGTGAAAATGCTGCGAAGACGTACCTGAGAATCTGTCAGCCCCTACTATGTCAGTAAACAAAGAATTAGCTACAACCCATTTACCAACCCTGCGCGTATCAAAAACAAGAAGAGTAGACCCCCCTGCCGAAGATTTATGGTTTGCAATGCCCATAATAGCATTACCCGGCAAAAAAACATAATCTACTGTTATCGGGCCTGTTGGCCCTGCGTCCCATGTCAGACTATAAACGCCTGTTGCTACATCCAAAGTACCAGTGCCGTCACCTGTAAATCCACCTGCGCCATCGTATCTCATTACTTGTGGGGTTCCCGTTGAATCAGTAAAGATAGCAGCAAACACCGAATTTCTAACCGGAAAATTCGACAAAGTGCCTTGCACCGGATTGGTAGTATCTGCAACTGCTTCATTAAGTACACTATGAGACATTTCTCCAAACTGACTATACCCAAGTCGCTTCTGAAGAACACCTTTTCCTATAAACCCATTAGATATCGACTCAAATGCATCTTCGGATATAAGCCAAGGCTGCTTACTATCAACCCTGCCTTTTCTGAAATCCATAATAGGAAACGCTTGATAATTAACTACCATAACACCCCTTAATTCAGTTTTTTGCCCTATGCAACCTTCCAGAATTCAGCAACAGTATAAATTTCATTTTCAGGATTAGTAGCAAGATCAGCTGCTATACCAAGCCCATCTGTGTTTCGTGTTGTAGTACATTGATGTTCTATTTGAAAATCCTTTTGTGCTGCGATAGTAAACCGGCCTCTTATAGTTGATGTAGTTATTAAATTGCTTGCACCTAGATTCCTTGCGGTTGAACCTATTCTTACAGTTACACCATCTGATGTATTTTTTAAACGTGCCTGATGATTATTTACTCTATTTGCAGGACAAGTAATTAAACAATCATAAGTACCAGCATCTAGTGTTATTACACTTGAAGCAACAGAAACGTGATTCCCTGTATCTTGATCTTCTGTTACTGTTCGCTTTCGCCAGGCATCTTTTGTAAATGTACCACCATCCGTACCAGCGGCTTTAGAATCATGTAACCTGATATAAGGAATATTTGTCGGGATATCTATTAACTCACCGTTGGCATCATCGCTATGGTCGTGATTGGCCTCTTCAAACGTCATTACGGGTTTTGTTGAATGCGCAGACAGTATATGGAAGTTACTGCCATCACATACGATCTGTTTTACATCATCGGAGGACAAGAGCGTGATAGTCGTAGACCCGTCTATTGTCTCAGAACCATCGCCATCTACGGTCACAGTATCGCTGCCATTATTCTTTATGTAGATATGCCATCCATCACCTAACGTAGCAGCCGCAGTTAGCGTGATTGTGGTCGTATTCGTAACAAGAATACATTTACCGAAATCAGCAAGGACGGCAGTATAAGCACCGGTCTTTGCCAGCGTAACCACCTCGGTTTCAAGTCTTATTATCCTCCCGCTACTTGCCAGCCTTGCCTTTAACACATTACCGTCATTGTAAACACCTATAACACTTGCGGGAGTAGTTTGATCGCCAGCTTGGTCTTGAAGCTCTACTACAGTATGCTCCCCCGCATCAGTATTCTCATTGCCGGGGAAATTATGATTCCTACTAAGAGCATCTTCCAACGCCGTATTATTATCCCTGATCTCTTCATCACTTAATCTGATCTTCTGCGTTCCCGCAGGATTTGTTTTATCCCAATTAGTTGCCATAATTTATTCCTTTAAAAACTCGGTTCTGCCGATCTCCCTACCTCAGATATAACATCTTTTCTGAATATTAAAGTTATATAGCTTTCCAGAATAGATCCCTTATCGGTTGCCTGCTCCGTCTCCCCCTTGTCCAAATGAATGTCTATCGCTGCACCATACGCCAAAGCAGGCCCCCATAATTCCTCAGCTGGTTGATCTCCATCCGCAGACAAAGATGTGGGAACGTCAATCTTTGGCATTTCAAAGGCGTAATTAGAACCGTCATTATCATCAGGTAACGGTCTTAAGTAGAGCTTCCTCTCCCATAATAAACCGTGAGTCGGTTTGGACTGCGTAGTATTACTCGGTGGAAAATCCAGTAAAAACGAATCCAGATCATACGATAACGGTATCTCTTCGTTATCAAAGATAAGAGGTTTTTTAACGCCAAGGACATCAGATCCCAAGGCATACTCCCCCGTACCCGCTACCGTAGTTCCGGTAAACCCTGCAGACGAAGCAAATTTATCAAACCCTATAGACCCCGTCTGCAAAGGCAAAACATTCCTATAGTAATTATCTATGTAATCATCTATATCGGTATCCGTTATTTGTACCGTAGTCGGCCTTCCGGTAAGAATCCTTACCTTTGCCCTTATTTCTGCAAGAGTCCATGTCTGCGCCATACGTTATCCCTGTTTAAGTCCCACTTTCTTATCTCCGGTATTAACTTTTGCCTGAACTTCCTTCACTTCTTTCAATTCACCCCTGACCTTATTCAAAGTAAAAGTCATGTCCTTTATCGTCTCCACCAACTTACTATTATGATTAGCCATCTTCTCATTCTCTGTCATCAACTCAGTCTGCTTTTTCTCCGTCATTATATTACCGGAACTTTGAATGTTTGCCGTATCTAATCTAGGCGAATTCTCAAGCGCACCGGGCATCACCTTTTGATTCAGCTTTTCCCGCAAATGTTCATAGACAGCAATCTTCGGGTCGCTGACAGGCATAAGAACGAACCGGTATTGATAACCTACTATCTTTGAAGTCTTGACTCCCTGAACAGGAGAGTCTGGATCGTCCACATCTTTGTATATCGGATATTTCAAACCGGTAACATGATCCCTTAATCTCTTCGGAAGATTATAACAAAGCCCGTCTTTCAACACATAATTCCTGATATTCTGAGAAATAGGCGCACCCGCACTAAACTCAAGGGGGATCCCCTTCTGCTCCTGATTCATAAACCTTACAACCTGTAAATCGGTATCTTCCTCTATAACAACTCTTTTAACCTTTGGTTTTTCTAATACTGCTTCCATCTTTTCTCTCCTTTATAAATTTTGCCAAGATTATAAGACTCTGCGCAGAAAGCACAGCCATGTACTCTCCACGCCGAGAATTAAGCTTTAAGCTACAAACTGAGTTCCAAGTGCCATAAAATGAATAACATCGCCTGCTGTAGTAAGAAAATTAGAAGGCAATGTAAATCCCTTGAATCCTGATCGCGTTACTAACGCCCCTGCTGCAAACTTAGTAGTAGAAGTATCGCTTGCCGTTACAGTAAATGCAAAATCTACTGTTAAAGCGGTATCGCTTGCAATAGCAATAACCCTTCTTGTCTCAACGCCAATCTGGATAATGTCATCAACTGCAAGCTCGGTTGTATACAATGACCCGGCACTTCCGGCAACCGCAGTTCCCGTTGGAGTAGATGTTCCGGTTAGCTCTGAGGAAGCCGCACTTGTAGACCCTGCATCATAATCCGATAGTCCGTTTGAGGTTTCATTGACAATGGATGTTGCATCGCTTCCATTATCATTAAGTACGGATTGAAGGGCAAGAGCTTGTGCTGCTGCCATTCCACCAAAACGGATAAGTACGCCATCTTCTGTTGTTGCAACATCTTCATTAAATGCCATTACGAATTCAGGAACGAATCCGCAGTCAACATTTTTACCACCACTAGCTTCTGCCGTAGTGACTGTAATTTTTCCTACTTTCATCTGAAGCAAACCCATAGTTTATCTCCCATCTAAATTGTTAAATCTTAATAAAATTAAGTCTGTTTTGTGACCTTAAGAATATGAAGGAAACTGTCATTCAATATTCTTGATACATAAGGGAACTTCCAGCCCGAAGTAGCCCTTTGATTCAGAGGATCTTCACCGGAACCAAAGTTCTTCACGATATTATTCAAAATACCGCCTGTTATGGAAGTGATAGCATAACCATTTCTGCCTATAATAGGCAGCTTATATGTATCAGGTGAACCGGAAGTTTTTTCGGCATTAGTAGAATAAACCCACCTCACGTTACCAGTTGATCCCCATTCGGATTCAAGGATAGTTGATTGCGTAGGATACTTAGAAGTGTGCAGGAATTCCGACACATCTTCCAGATCAGGCGTAATCAGGTCGCTATGAAGGATTCCCCAGAAAGCCGCCCTCACAGGTGTTGTTCCGATACCTCTTCCGGCAGTAACGACATTCCTTATCATCCTTGCCTTATTACCAAGCAAGGCCTGGACGATACTCTGGATGTCCGCCTTGTTGATTTCTGTCGGAGTAGCGCCGTTAGTGCCACTGGAAGCATTTGTCAGCGATGCCGTAGCCGCAAGCATATCCTTTGTTAGTTCGTCCCTTGTCTCTCCAGACTGCTCACCAAGAAGCTCGGCTTCTACCGTCAAGACGGGATCTTCCACAGTAAGGTCTATAACATCTGTTATAGTCACGAAATCTCCATAGTAAGCTATCGTTGCGGTCAGGTCTAATTTTGCAAGCTTCTGACCGTTTGGAGTCTGCCCTTCTGTTAATGGTGTAGTCGCCGTTGTCAACGAACTATACCTTCTGAATTTAATAGTATTACCGCTTTTAGACGGTATATTCCTCTGCTCCGCAAACTGATCGTGAACAAGGAATGGTAAAGCCCTCTCCAACAGCACCCTGTCATAATACGTGGACACCGCAGGATCGACTTCAGTAGTAGTTGTAATTGGCATTTGTCAGTCTCCTTGCCGTACTTATGCGCCCGCCTTTGCCTTTACGGCATTTACTCTTTTCTGAAAGTCTTCAGACGATTCATTCGCAATGATCTTGGCCATATCAGTGTCATCGGCAGTACCGCCAACCTGATTCACGGAACCGGGCTTTTCGTTATTAGCCTTCAGTCGATCCTTGATCTCGGTCACGGTGCTGTCATTTGACTTTTTGATATAAGCCTCGTCCATCGTTGCTATCGTATACGCCAATAACGGCCTGAATTCTTCAGACGCACTACTCAGTGCAGCCTTCATTTTCGGGTTAGCATTAAGTACGTTTACTAGGTTAGTATTAATAACTTCATCATAATCAGGATGTTCCGACCTTACCTGTAAGAGTGCCGTACTGATAGAATTAACAGACCCTATTCTTGCAATCTCATTGCCAAACTTCTTTTCGAGTCCACCAATAATAACCTTAAGCTCTCTACCAGTAATAACATCGTCATCACCGGCACCGCCAGAAAGTTCTTGTTTTGGTTGCGACTCTAGTTGCAACGTCTTAAGGTGCTCAGTCAACGCAACCACATTTCCTTCTGCATGTTGACGCCTCTGCCTCTCACTCTCAAGTGATGCCAGAGGAACCGTCTTTTCTTCAGGCGGAGTCTCCTCAGGTGGAGTCTCTACAGCTTTCGCATCGCCTTCAGGCAGAGCATCTTTTTCTACAACAGCATCTCCTCCATCAGTAAAACAATCGTTATCATCCCAATCTTCCTCATACGCATACTTCTTCATAACTTTATCCTTTATTAAAAAGGTTTTTTGTTGCTGCCGGCGGCACAGCTATCTCACGCCCGATTTAGTCGTTCATGCCATTCGTCAATGGTCTTGGTACACGAAAATGTAGGCATAAAAAAAGGGTAGCCGTGTCATAATGGTCATAGCACTATGACTGCTACCCTAATTTTTATGCCTTATCTCAAAATCACTGAAGGTGAATAGTGAGATTATTTAATTATATTTGTAATTATCTATTCGGAGCCTTTCCGTGATAAAAGATTTCGTCTGAGAAATCACCTACCCGATTTATGGTAAGGTCGGGTTGCAGGATATCTCTAGGGAATACCCATACTCTTGTAAGCACACCCTTCCGGTTATCCACATGGAACAGTATCGTGCCGATTGTCGGCTGTGGCTTGTCTTTCTCTTTAAGCAATATCAGCTTATTCCTGATAATATCAGTATCAATGTTATCAACTTGACTCGCAACCAGAATATAATAGTTCGGCAAAGCCTTTCTCTCCTCAACCACTTTGGATATATTCCGTTGCAAGTCCTCGGTAAGCTCATTCCTGCCTTCACGAAAATTCATTACCATATTTTATCCTCTTGGAGTTCCGCCATGCGGAGTATTAAGATTATTATTAGAAACCCTTCTGTCTTTGTTTTTCCTACGATTTATTCGTGCGACATTTGTTTTGTTTTTTGCTCCCCTGTCATTTACTATTCTAACAGGAAATTCCTTGCCGCCTTTTGCAACTTTGAATTGTACAGTATCTCCTTCATTAACTCCTGCATGAGCACCAACTACCCTAGTCGTTGTACTGCCAGGTTTTCCTGCCATACTATATTCTCCTGTTAATAATTTACGTGAATAGAATCTAACACCTTACCCACCCCTAAATCCTTAATACAAAATCTATGTAATTTTGGGTGCGTTTGTTTCATGGTTTGAAATTTATTCTTATTAAATAAATCTGATTTTTCCATGTGAACACCAAAGGCACAGAAGGCGCAGCCAGTGTTTTTATATCCCATGTCATATATTGAAGATATTTCCAAACTTTCTTTTTTGATATATTCCCATATATCTTCTTCTGTCCAGAACGACAAAGGCCTTGACATTGGCCTTTTACTGTCAAAAGCATTGCAACCGTTTCTTACATACCTTTGGTTTCGCAAATGACTGTTTTGTGTCATTGTTCCGTCATAACCCTTTTGACCAGACTCTTTTTCGTATCTTATAAAAGGTTCTTTTTTTAATACATCACAACACTTATGAGATATTTTAAACGGTTGATACTCACCTCGCTTAATTAAATATTGCCACTTGTTCGGTATCTTACCAGATTTATATGGATTGTCATCGCCATGTAATCTTTTATGTAATAACTTTGCAGACTTAGTTGTTCTTGCCTCGCTTATCTTTTGGCTTACCTCTTTAGAAATAATTGGATATCCATATTTATCAATAACCTCATTAAACTTCATCTTTGGCTTGATAACGACGACATTATCAGTAGCCTTTGCAAACCTTCTTACTTCAGGATATTCTAACCCCGTATCGCAGAACACTGAGACGACCTTAGGAAATAATTTACGGATCATATGTAACAAAACAGTGCTATCCTTGCCGCCTGAGAACGATATATATATTTTCCCATAATGATATCTATACCACTCAATAATTCTAAGACTACTCATCGCCACCTTTAATTCAAGGGGATATGCTTGTCTTGTTTTTAGCAGTTTAGCTTTATCCATCTAATCCTCCGTTTCCCCTGCTTGATCTTCCAGGCAATCACAACTGCAAATTACTCTTGTCAATAACATAGCCTTCGTCCTCCGTCATATCAGTACAGATTCTTATATTGCCCTTTGTTCCGGACAGCATTGCTTTCATCATTAATCCTATCCCTACCACCCCCTTAGACGGAGTTCCGGGATAACAAAAATTTATTTCCTTGGTTTTAACTATCTCTTTGAAATCTTTAACATTCATTTACCCCGCCTGCTCATTAAAATCTTCCAATAATAATACATTAATGGTAAAAAACCTAATCTTTTGACTACGCCCTTATGAACTCTATCAGTAATTATTTGTAATTGCTTTGTTATTAAATCAGAGTCTGTCATTTTCACCTCTGCGTAACTAATTGTTTAGGTTCGGAATTAACTATCTCATCTATATCTTTTGCAACCGCCACGGCAGTTGTGAGTTTATCGTTTTCAATCTCTGATGCAGCCTTGATACCTAGTATCTTATTCAAATCAGCTTTAGAACTATTTACTTCCGCAGCCGTCATGTCTTTTACAGCCTTTGCATTTGTAGATTTGATTGCTGCCTGATTTACCTGATTTTGAATCTGTTGCGACTGCTTTGCCGCCTCTGCCTGTCCCTGTACTATCTTTGCCAATTCATCCTTATTCTCAAGATTAGAAGACTGTATTATTGCAGCATCAGGTATATTTATTCCCGCACGCTTCATGCCAATCAACTGCATGTGATTCATTTGTTTCTGAGAATCAGTCAAGACGCCTTCTGTAACCTCTAAATCGTACAATGCAAGGTCAGGATCAAAGAATCGGGGAGAAGGCTGCCTGTTGGTTATCTTGAATATCTTTGCCGCATCCCAATTATTCCTGATGATAGACATGGAATTTCGCCCCAACAACTCCTTGGAAATGCCATAATTATCAAATAAGTCCTGAAGCGTGGTAAGTGCCTGCCCTGTTCTTATTTTAGCAAGTATCCCCGCAACTTCAACATCATCTTTATCTGCAAGCCCTAAAAGTTCGTTATTCGCACCCGATATCTCGATCAGGTCATTGTCCATCGTCTTCTGCATCTCAAGATTGCCGGGTGGTATATCAGGCGGTACAATCTTTTTCAGTCGCTCCTCTATGCTTCTTCCCGATTGCTGCTTCAGCCAGATAACACCTCCCTGCCCCGTTTGATACAAAGACTCTTTATTTACAACCGCTTTTTCCTCTGCTATATACCCTGTGTTAAGCTGCGAATCCAATATGTCCATATTCTTACTACGCCTCTTATTTATCTCTCTTTGAGGATCAATAATATCCCTGATAATACCCTGTAGCTTCTTATCCAATTCAATAAACTCAGAATCGAAATATCCCATCACAGGCACAAATCTGTAATCTTTTGTTCCAAGCGGATCAGGGCCATGATACACTTCTTCGTCTTCGAGGAATATAGTCACCTCAACATCTCTCTCAAATCGCTTTATAATCTCAAGGAACGGAAACTGACGTTTAACCTCTCTTGCATCTTTGTCTTTTCCGGTAAATTTAAACATCCGGCCATTAGTAGTATCAAAGAACACTGTTATTGGCTTAGAAACCCTAACCCAATGCTCGTCATACCTAAGTAAATCCTGATGTAAAAGGTTTTCATTAAAGTTTGACGTTATGTATTTATTATCCTGTGCAGGGCGTGTTTCAGGCTTCAACTTATCTATCTGACCTGCAAAAAACGGTAAAATAGACTTTGCAGCACTCCTTGTTATCCATTCCCGTCTTAATATTTCAGGGCAATCACTCAAATCCCTTCTCGTAAATGACGGATGCAACAAAAACCGGTTATGTGGTATTCTCGTGTATTTAAGTTCACCATTTAAAGGATCAGTACTGAAATCAAGCCAAGGCTCTACCAGGTTAAGCCCTGTCTTTAGCGTGCCTTGCTCAAACGCCTCTGACATAACATTGTAGCCCCTGCTATGTCTCATAACGTATTGCAAGGTCTGGCTCCATATAGAGGCGTCCTGAGTATCAGAATTCTCATTGGGATCAACTTTATAACTTAAGCGGTTTTTGCGCTGATAGCCACTAATAATCTTAATGACTCTCTTAATCTTATTAAATACAAAGGCATTTCGTCGCTTGTTCTTGAGATATCCCTTTTCGCTTGAACTCCACTGATCGCCGAGAGAGAACCGCATGTCATTATCGGCCTGTTTAATCCACTTATCCCAGATAACAATAAAGTTGTTATACGTTTCATTGTATTTATCTATTCTGCGTTCTGCCATAATGGATATTATACAGATTCATTAAGTTTGCTTGCCATTTCCTTACGCTTGGCATCAATTACGTCAAGCTGGCCCTGCTTCTTTTTAATTTCATCACATAGAGACTCGCAATGTTGTTCGTGATCCTTATCACGACTAATCCTGTCGTTATTAAGTGCTTGTTCAAACGCATTAAACTCTGATTCAAGCTTTAACCTTCTTTTGTCAATATTTGTCCTGATCAACTTATCAAGACCTTCAACCCTTGCCTGCTTCTCCAGAATATTACTATTAATCGCTGCAAGATACACAGTTCGATCATCTTTCTCCTGCAATAACTCGGAATTAACGACTCTAAGCCCATCGTTATCAGAAAGAAGATCATCTCGCAGCCGTACCGCTTCTTTTATCCCGGCATCAAGGCGACTCAATTTAACAACCATATTGTTAAGCATTTCCGCATTCTTTTGAAGTTTCAGATTCTTTGCGGAAAAAGACAACATCAGGTCCCAATCAAAATCTTGCAATACATTTTTATTGTCAGGCATTATGATCTCCCATAAAGTAGTAAGCGGACATCTATATCAGTGGAACCACCTCCACCGGTAAGAATAGGTTTATATGCCAGGGGGTGATCCAGGACTTGTCTGTGAGAAAGCCCTAGCCCCGTTAAAGCTGTTTCTGTGATATCTAACAGAACAAGAAAATCAGTATCCGTAGGGTTATTGCTGCCATGCAATGCTATAGTACCTCCATTAAGAGTACCGCCAACACTAACGATACCGGCATTCTGAGCGGGCATGATAATCCTCGCACAAGTATCACCCTGCGTTATCGTTTTCCATTCCACAAGGAATGCCTGTTGTGTTCCCCACCCTCTTTTATCATAAGTTGTAACCGTTGGTGTAATTACTCCCATAATATACTCCTAAATAATATTTACATGCACAATTATATTTTTTTCAAAAGGCGTTAATTTTTTTTGAACTGGATCTAAAGTCCACCAATGTTTCGGTTTCATTCCAAAAACTCTAATACGTATAAACTCCCATGTGGGACTATACCATCTAAATTCACTGTGATTATCTCTAAATAATTCATAACGTAAAACTATCCACAAATTAAACCAGAAAGCTGATTTTTTTATCATTTACATTGCTCCCTTAGAAGCGTATTGAGATTCCAAGTCCTGTGCCTCCTGTGCTGACATACTGGCAGTCGCAAGGTCGCCGTGTATCTTCATCGCTACCGCCGCAGTCTCAAAGGCATCGGCTCCGTGTATCGCCCAATTCTTTAACGGATAATTGGCATGTACTTTGTATTTAAAATTATATACCTTCTGGAAGTCATATAACGCCTTTATCCCGTCCTTACACTTCTTCTTATCAAATCTTACCAATGGTAATAATGCCCGTACGCAATCAATCCCATCCTGTTTTATTTTAACTTTTGGAATCTTTGTGAAATTAATGCCAAGGTTCCGTGCTGTTTCTATTCTTTTAGCTGCCTGTTCCGCGCTCCACTCTCTCACTTCTATATCATGGGGAGCATAATGTGCAATATAATTATATCCCTCGTCAATCTCTTTACGTCTACAGATATTTGCATAATGATCTATGCCTACATTACTCATTTCATAATAGTCTATAGCATGTACCCAATTACCTATCTGCTGCAGCCACCATATAGCATTGGCATCATTTACCCCGATATCCCATGCAGTAAATACCCCATAAGACTTATCGTGGGGAACTTCGCCTATTCTACCATCCACAGACGCCTGAGCCATCAACTGTGCATAATAAGAACCTTCAAGGCCGAACTCGAAATTGCAGTAAAATTCCTGCTGTATCATCTCCACGCTCATGCCATCCTGCCGTTCATTCTCTATCTCTTGAAGCGGTATAGCCCGGGTATCATCTACCGTAAGCACTTCAGAAAACCACCGGTCAGACAATCTTGCTGTCTGTAGCAAGTCATGCAGGTGGTTCTTGCCTCTGGGGGTTCCGTTAAACCCCGCCCATCCACCATTCTCTGCCAGTATAGGACGTATAAAGTCCCATACTCTGGGGTCTTGCTGCGCATACTCAGAAAACATGCAGCCTATTGGATTAACACCCACAACATCAAGCCTGTCAGTACCAAGGATCTGGAATGTAGATCCCGTACCAAACGTAAGCTTCATTTCGTGTTCGTTCTTCTTTGCAATCATATTGGCAGGAAAATGCTCTAAAAACTTCATGCCATCCTTATCCCTGCCGTCCCATAATATCTTCCTGCCAAGCGCCAGGGTCGGAAAGTAATAAAAATAAGCCCCAAGCCTCTGAGGAATCTTGGACGCCATAATATTTATAAAAGTCTTGTCCTTGCCGCCCCGTCTGTGAACTACCCATAGAAACCTCTTTATACCCTGTTCTACAGCATTAAACACAGGCACCTGATAGTCCCTGGGAACAAACTTATGTGGTAATGTTATCGCCATAATTTACAGCAATAAAAAAGGATAGCAATGCGAGGGGTGCAGCCCTGCACGGCTATCCTTATACTTTTATTGCTTTATATTCTGCTTATCTCCCCATAAAAACAAACGTCTGATCTTTTCCTTGTCTGCATATCCTTATGTAAAACTCAGTCAAGGCTTTATGACTATCAAAAATCATAAACGGTTCATCAACCCATATAGTTTTAAAATCACCACTTTTGCCAAGCAACCACTCCGGCTTATTCAAATCCCCCATCGTTATAACATCGCAAGGCATATTTGCAAACAGTGAAGATTTGAGCATTTGACTTGAAGTAACAATTAAGTCACTCTTTCCTGCATTCTGTTTTATATATTCTGTTTTCCCCGTCCTCCTACCAATATCACATCGGACAGTACAAAGTTCTATAGCATACATGACGGGATCACAACCATCTAACCCATTCTTGAGTTTTATTCTATTCGCCTTATTCAAAGAAATAAGACCATCTATTAGTTTGTGAAATTCCTTATATCGTTCCATAATTCAACGATCTATAGACACTCCATTAATCTTAATATCCTTCAGCTTATCGCCAGCAGCCTTTCCTAACTTAGAAGCATTGGTAATGTTATCGCCATTATATTTTAAAGATTCCCCGCAAAGGGGGCAATAGTCAAACTCTTTTTCTATGTAAGATTTATAATCTTCGGTACTGTCTGCATAACATAACCACCATTCATCAACTCCCTCTCCAATGCCAATTATATGATTACATTTTTCCTGTGTCACTTTATCGCTTTTACCCATTTCATCAAAAGGCCTGCTTTTACTCAAATCAACCCTCGGTATTTTAATTTTATTCGGAGCGCAACATATATCACATTTAGAATCATAATACTGATGCCTTGAACATATTCCACTCACAGCTTCTCCCTATCATAAGTTTTTAGGCATAGTCCGTTTGTAGCACTTACGGCCATAGCTTCAACTGTAATAGTATAATCCATACTAGACTACCGTGACTATGCCTAATGCCATTTTAATTAGTAGGCAAATGACTAAATCCCTAACTATCAATTACCCTTTATCTTCCAGCCGGTTAATAACCGCAGCCTTTACGCTCTTAATTGCGCTTGCGCTGTCACCATTCTTCTTGCCATCACCAAACTGATTTATTATAAACGTAGTCTCAACATTACTAATGTCCTTAGATACATCCAACTTACCATACTTTTCCTTATTTCTTATCGCACACATCCATCGACGGGTCTCTATCCGCAACTTGTCCCTTTGCACATTAGCATTGTTAGGCCGACTTACAGTCACACCCTTACTATTAACATCATCATATACATCACCCTCAGAATTATCCGCTATCTCCTTACACTCCGCCGATATCACATCAGCACCATCCTTGTAAGCAATCTTATACTGCTCCGCAAACTCCTTCTTGTAATAAGGACTCTTCTCGTTCTTCCATGCACATAATGTAACCGATGTAATACCAACCTCATTACATATCTCCACCTGCGTCTTACCCATGCCTACCAGATAAATCAAATGCTCACCCATATCATCAGTAAACTTGCCCCTGTCCTCACGGAAGACAACAATACCCTTTTTGCTTACAATATAAGCGCCATTAGTATCTGTATCTGTTTTCATTGTTATATAAAAAGCTCTTACCAAAACATACTATCAGGAGTCTGAGGGTTCTATGAAAATATTTGAACATTACTATATAGGGATTCGGATATTTACCCCCCGGCCTTAACTACCACAACTAAAACACTTACGATCTAAACGTCCGATAATCAGTTATTATGTTATGTTGAATTCCAGTATCAATTGACATATATCTAACTATACAGTATATAGTTACAGCAATAATAAGTCATGATGACTTTAGTTATTACGAGTTATCCACAATGAATACAGGCTTAAATGTAATCATTATTAGGTAACATTCAATCTATGCACGCAAGAAACATAAGAGTGGGTAGATGAGAGTACCTACTATCACCACACATCCTGATCAATCACAATCATATCATATTAGACTTACGTTGAATAGTCTATCATTTATGACATACTGTATATGATCGGTACATATCACACTATTAATTATTTGTCAAGTGTTAAATCTATGATATACATAATCTATTATGCCATACGCAATGATTAAGCTATAGACTATTGTATGTATCCAGGTATCAGGGAATAATTTGATATTGTAGGGTAGTTTCATAATATTGATGATGTTTAGTATGATTTTTACAAGCCAGAAAGAACGGCTTGCTCTACGTCCAACCTCCGACGTCCAAGTATCTTGTATTGATTGATATTTGTCAAGTGTTTAATTATAGGGGTGGCGGAGTATATCAGCCAATTGGTTGTATTGGACCGCATTTGTTTTGCATTTTATTTACGGGTATTTGAGGGTTGTAAGTTTTATGCCGTTGCCTTGTTTAGGGTTACAAAGTATTTAATTATTTTTATGGTTTGTGGTATGTGGGTTGCTTATATTCATAATCAAAGAAGTTAAAATTTTATCACTTTATTAATGGAGGGATATTATGGAAAATGTAAAGGATTATATGAACATAAAAGAAGGGGCTGACAACAAGGCCATTGAACTAAAAGAGGAAATACAATTTCATATAGATGAAGGTATGGAAAAAAGCAAAGCGGTTGAAATGGTATTGGATGGAAGCTGTATCGGCACTGGTTATAAAGCTCAGATTAGATGGGATTTTACATAATATTTTGTTAAACCTTTTGATTGGAGGATTGAGTTATGAGTAGAACATTTATTGACAGTGATAAGACCAGGCAGAGTTATGACTATGAGAATCAAGTCTGGATCATAGACGGTAAATATACACGTTGTAATCATCCTGACGCCATGAACTGTGGTTGTTATGGCAAAACACATGCAGGCAAAACAGCAGTCATCACAGAGCATTGTAGATAGTATAGTATATTATTTTATAACACTTTATTGGAAGGGGTGGAAGATGGAAAATGAATATTATACAAAAACAATTAAAACAATAACCTTGAAAGTCAAAGAGCCAGAAGCCTGCCACGGGATTGCCAGTGGTAGCCGTCAATGTTTTAATATAGCAAAGGAAATATACAAAAGCCTAGACGATGATCAAGAACATTTTACAGCGTTTTTTATGAATTCACAAAACGAAATTAAAGGCTACAAAACCCTGTTCACAGGCGGACAAACTACTGCAAATGTTGATGCAAAGGTTGTGTTTCGGAACGCTCTATTATTTGGTGCCACAGCGATGATTGTTGTACATAATCACCCATCTGGAACGACAACGCCATCAAGTGAAGATAAACAAATAACAGAGGAATTGGTTAATGCTGGAAAGATTTTAAAAATAAAGGTATTGGATCATTTGATTATAACTAACAATGATTATTTCAGTTTTGCAGATGAAGGATTAATTAAACGTTATAATTTTAATCATTAATTTAACAACGTCTCGCTTATCTTTTTTAACCTCAACCGCTTAGCAGGTTTAACGCATAACTTACGTTTATGGCTGCAGGTCTGATTATAAGTGCAGAGATTTTTATAAACATTTACTATTCTTTCTTCCAACTTAAATTGATAACGCATGTCTTTGAAGTGTTTGTTGCAATGACCGTTGAAATACTCTTTGTTTATTGGTTTTCGCCTTGACAATAAGCCGGTAAACTGCTGCCATGCCTCGCCCTTGAGCCGGGCGTAGATTATATACGAATGATTGGTGTGAGTGTAATAAAGTTTAGTGTTTGTCTTGTTTTTTCTTATCATTGTCTAATATCTCCCCCACCTTTCTACCACATACACGCAGGCGCATAGTTAAGTTTGCGAAGTGACTCTGCTTTATGCCATGCTTTAGATAACTTAAGCCTTATATCACGCTGACAGTCCACGGAGAAGCTATATCGTACTTGCTCACGTTCTGCTTCAGTTAGTGGTTTTACTCGCTCGCTATTATTTATTATCTCTTGTGATCTCTGCTCAGGCTTGTAATTGGTCCAATCCTGCCAGGAATTAAACCAGGTGCTTCCCGACTTACATTTACGCCATGACTCTACTTTGAGCATGCTTAAGTAGTTGTCTAACGCCTGAGTAATATCCATGATATCTTTATATGTCTTGATCGTGTTGTGATAGATTTGGCATGACTTTTTTCTGCTGTCTTTGTTAGGCCATCGCTTCCATAAGATCTCAAATTCATTTTGAAGTTGCTCTTTGGTTATTGACATAATTAACTGATTCTTTTAAAGAATAGTCCACTTGTCATTTTCTAAGCCTTCAATTTTAAGGTTATGGCTTGCCATCATCTTATCTACTTGCTCATTAAAATCTTCTTTACTTAGTACTTCTGCTGTTCTTTTTGCATGCCACACTTTAAACTTAACAGCATTGACTAAATTATTTAAAGCCTCTTTAATATTCGATCGTACTTCTTTGTGGGATTGACCAGTTACCATAGTTCCAGAATCCTTGTGGTTGATTCTGACACAATTCATATGTCTATTTCTGTTTTGACCGCCTGCGCCTTTTCCAGAAAAATAAGTCAAGTTCATATCTTTTTTTGTAACACTAAATAATAATTCTTTCATAACTCTATATTAAACTGATTCAGTTTTAAAACTAAGCCATGGATGTATTAAAGCATGGCAATTATTACAAAGAAAAATAACATTACGACCACCTTTAAATCCTCCGTGTTGTAACTGCACTACATGATGCCTGCATTGGGCATAATCTATCTCGCATAATCTACAAGTTTCAAAGCTTCCATCAGTATCAGTTATTGAAATATAGCTTTTAACTTTTCGGTTATTAAACCGTTTTCTTCGTCTTGCCAATACATCTTTATTAACATGAATATATTTCTTGTTGGCGTATTTTTTTAATATCTTTAACCTGAATTCAAATAAAGTATGATTCTCAAAATATAGTTTATGAAACTTAATTAAGTCAGCCTGAACTTTTATAGTAACAGGCCGTGTATCATTTCTTTTTCTTGTAAAGTATTTAGACATTACATTAAAGAGTAAAGCATGGAGGAGAGGGTACGACACCCCCCTCCCCTAAATGCTTTTAAGGTTAAAAAAAGTAGTTGGTAGCCTAGTTCGTAAACATAGCTTGTTATTTTTTTGTCCAACTAAAACATTGTCCTAGACTGTCCCAGTATCGCCAATGGTTTCCTCATTGGGAAGGATACCACCTTGATTATCAAGGTCGCTAAATAACTTAGGCACCAACTACAATTAAAGCACGGAGCCGGTGACAGGATTTGGATTACCTGTATTTCTGCGTAGAATTAGACATTCTGCACTAACTATAATACAGAAATTAAACGCAGCACATTAGTAATATGCTATACCGACTCCTCTTAAGCACGGAGTTTTCGGGTTTTCGTTCAGTAGCCTTTTTAACGTGTTTCGGCTTTAACCCCCTTCCACGGAGCCTTCGTAAGCTTTCGGCTCATTAACTTTGTTATATTATGCCAAAGATGTCCAGGTCGTTCAAAAAAGCAAAAGTGGTATGATTCGGCAACGCGAAGCCCGTCATTTAGCTAATAGCTTCACGAATACATTAGCCCTGCACTTTACTTCTCAGCCCTCAATGCATCTTTGGCATTCATTTATGTTTTTTAAGCGTTAAGCGTTGCAGGACGCGGAAGGAATCTAACCTTTCCTTTACTGCCAATGCTAACTTGGTTTATCTCGGACTTTCACCCAACAGCCATCTATTTTCATCGCCAGCTAGCGACTAAGCATCCTCAAATCCTCCACAAGCTCTCAGGTATACCTGGCCTGCTTTGTCTTTGATTAGCTACTCTGCAACGCTTATATTATATTTTAAAGGGGACAGGCAGGGATTTGACGAGAGGAACTTACCATACCTACTAACCTTTGTATCTGGGGGTTTTTATAGTAGGTTACTCGTATAGTCACCCTGCTTTGAAATCGCTTCATGGCTAGGATTTATTCATTACCTAGCTATTGCGGTATGGCTTTCTGCCACAACTGCCCCCTAATATCTAACCAACATTATATTTAAAGGGGGCAGGCACGACCCCAAGTTGGTGACATACCAAATTGTTATTCATGCATGTCAAACTGCCCCCTACATTATATATTGATGCCGGTGACAGGATTTGAACCTGTGACCTCACGGGAATGCTATTCCCAATACGAGCTTACTGTACGCTCTACTTTGCCATGGCACTGAGCTACACCGGCATTATATTTTAAAGGGGACAGGCAGGGATTTGACGAGCCAATTTTTAATTCGCTTGTGCCTGCAGGTAGGTATCCTGCCAATTACTCGTATCTGTCACCCTGCATGAGCCATATCGCATAACACCCTAAAAGTGCTGGCTCTCATTTTGTTAGCGTCTACATTCCGCCACTGTCCCCGATGTTATTAACTACATTACATAATACTTAAGTGTCCTTAAAAGCCGGACAATATATCCTTTTAATCCCCTTTGGAATATCTTTGATAATAATTGTTGACATTCATATACAGTTTTATAATCCCAAATTTCAACATAATCACATTTGTATTTATTAGGATTTTTATCAAAAAACAAACTGTAATATGGTCTATTGAAGGGACAACTACCACTACCCACAACTTCTTCATTGTATACACATTTTGGGTTATTCATAGATACCTTCAAAGAATTCATCACTACCACATTCTGGACACTCTTCTACTTCTCTATCCCCTATCCACTCACACCATTTACATTCTTTTGTTTTGGTTTTATCCATAATTATATGTTAAAGGGGGCAGGCAGGGAATTACGCCCTACGGATACGACAACGCTTAGTACCATGTGGCCGTCGACACATGCGACTTTTCGCCACTGCCCCCTAATATCTACCCATAATTCACTCACAAAGCATTGCTTTATGGGCGTGTTGGGTTAATTATTATTAAACCCTCCTGTTCCAGGATCTTTTAAAATCATCCGACTGTAAGTATGTGTGCTTACCGTATAATATTCTGATCGCACAATCTTCTTTGTGTAATATTCTGTATTTCCAGCAAGGGTAGTCATCACCCATCACGCCTTCGCCACAAAAGGGACAAGGTTTTATCGGTGTTTCCATAATTCCCTCTCAATCAACAAAAAAAGGTGAAGCCGTTACTATGCTACTAGAATTAGACGACTTCTATTTGAGCAGTAATCTTCACTTTGGCCATGTCCATACCACCGCAATATCCAGTTACCATTGTAAGTTTTTGATTTCCACATTTTCCCTTCATACACTGCTGTTGGAAAAGAACAAGAATATTCCATTAATTGTTCTAGTGTTTCTTGCGTCATCAATGCGTGCTTGTTGTCTATTTCTATATCAGAAACCTTTGGCTGTCTCCAACCACTGCTCAGAGGGTGAATCATTGGCGGTATAGTAATCTGTTCAGCTTCTTTCATATTTTGCTCATTGAACTTGGCACTTCACACATAATTTACTCCATTAAAAAACCCCAATTCCGCAGTTAGAGTGCGAAATCAGGGTTAGTGTGTGTCCAGCTAAAGACACAAGGTTTAACTCGCTTCTCTAACAAACGGTTGTTTTCAATTACGCATTATATCCATTGCCTTATATTTGTCAAGCACAATTCTTTATTTGTTTTGGTACGTTAATTGCACAACATTTTCTTTTCACATCTGAAAGATTTTCCTTGCAATACTTTTCACATCTGATACAATGCCCACGTAATCAAGTTCGAGTTGTGTCCCTGAGGGGACAAGCTGAATTGATTATAAGCAAGTCATAGATTCAAGTCTTATATATTAATAGCGTAGTGTTTATTTTGTGGGGATGGTGTGTTTATTATAAGGAGCCGGAAATGGGGAATTGGATGACAGTTAATATCAAAGGAACTTGTAGCTCGGAGGATGTGGAAATATTACGAGAAGCGCTTGATACTGGAAAGGATTATGAAAATTTTCATTGTTTGGTTTGTGGGGGAGCTTGTGGTTTGCCAAATTGGGCAAAAGAAGATATTGATGTTACTGGCAATCTAGCCGAAAGGGATTATGATTACGAAGATATTGCTAAACAACTAGAAGAATTAGGAAAAATTACGCCATCTCTTGTTGTGGATATTCATTGTGGTGGTGACTATGAATCAAAAGAATGTGTTAAGACCGTGAGGCTTCACAAAAATGGTAAAACTGAAATTGTTGCTCCATTACAGGAAAAGATACCAGAAATAAATCCTGTTCAAATGGCAGATAATATAAGGAAACAATTGAATCAGCTATGAAACCAAAAACACCTAAGAAATGTAAATGTAAGAAGTGTGGTATGATGTGGTGGTCTAAGTCACGCACAGATTGGCCTGTGTCTTGCCTGTATTGCAAGTGCAGGACATGGCGAACATGGAAAAAGAAGACATAACATTTAATAAACACTTTATTGGAAGGGGTGAAAGATGTTGACAGATGAAGAATTGAAACATTGCGACAAGATGTTACAAGATGACTGGCAAAAAGAATTTAATTATGCTGGTAGTTTTCAGGCCAGTTTAATGATGACGTTTCAGACCAGTTTAATGATGACGATTGAAAGGGCTGACCATATTAATCTAAAAAAACTAGAGACAGTTTATCCTAATTTAGTAAAAGCTTATAGAAAGGGCAACTTAAATGCGTGAATTCATTGCGTTTATCGTAATAATGCTAATGTGTGCCGGGTTTTTTAGCTTATACCATATGTGGTGCCTGGATAGCGTTAGGCCGGTTGTTATTGAATTATGCCATTCCCAATGGAACGAGTGGGAAATGATAACGATAAATTAAAGGAGTCAGAACAAAATGAGTTTAGACAAAGATGTAAAATTTCCTGAATTAAAGTTTGTGATTCGAGGGGACGACATTAATACTATTCGTAGTGTATTATCCTTGGCTGTAGGACATTTTATGTTAAAAGAAGACGGCCAGAAGATAGGCATACAAGCAGGGAATAATTTTAATTTTGTATGGAAATTAACAGATGAAACTGATAGAAAAAACAATGAATAAACCGAAAGGGCATTTGATTAAATGCAATCTAAAAGTTGTAGATACAGAATTCAGAGACCATTTAGTATCGATTATGGGTAAGGTTGCATCTAGGTATCCACGTCCAATGATATTTGAAGAGGATTTTATGGAGGTAGCTATTTTAATCGAAGAATATAGATCGGATAAATACGCTTAACAAAATGAATAAACCTTTACTAATCTTAATCATGTTACTTTATGGCTGTACTGTCCTAGATCCACAAGTTAAGCAAGCGCAAGCAATAGCCAGACAGGTACAACGTGACTACAGTAACAAGCCTGATTATAATTGCATAGAGCATACAGCCGAGATTATCCGTAGATGTGCTGTCCAGGGCATCGCCTTAGTGCCTGCAACCTTCACCAGAGACTATCATAAATCTCCAGTATGGTTTGACAAGCAAACACATGAGGCGTGGGTTATAGACAGTACAGGAGTGATGAGTCGATGGCCTGTGAGGTTAGATCACATATACGAGGAAACTGGCTTTAAATTGCGGAAGATGAAGGTAAAAAGATGAATAAACACGCTATATTTAAGAAATATTGTAGGCAACTAACACATAATAAAAAGTATTGTTGGCATATTTTTCATAACTCAAATTTCAGGGAGTTGCAAGATACTCGGTGTAAATGCGATGAAAAGAATTGCCCATTTTGGAAAGAATTAAAGAAAAGTAGTGAATAAATTATAACAATTCAATAAACGGAAAATGACAAATAGAAATAAGAATCACAAGAGTGTTCATTGTTTGGTTAGATATATTCTTCCTACTGATATAACAGGTTGGCTTTTTATAATTATGGTTGCTAGTTGGTGTATTGATTATGGTATCTATATAAATATAATAATTACTATTATTTGGATGGTACAAGTTATCAGAAATATCTATATAGATACATTTACTTGAAAAATGACAATTTTAATAGCAACTTTAAACAAATTCGGTGATCTTGTTTGTCCGAACGACTGTAATACTAATATCATCAGGCCGATTAATGCACATTATGTTGCAGGGTATGGCAGATGCGAACGTTGTGACAGAGAGTTTGAATTAACACAAGCGGAAATTGATAAGTTTAACGAAGGGTTAAAGAAATGAGAGAGATTAAGGTAAGGGCGTGGGATAAATGTAGCAAAAGAATGTTATATACCGATTTACACGATCCGTGGTGGTATTCAACTGCCCGTATGGATAATGACCATGCTGTCATCACTAAACGACCAGAAAATGTTATGAATTATATTCTCATGGAATACACTCCCCTTAAGGACAAGAATGGTGTTGAAATATGTGAAGAGGATTATTTTAAGGCTTTTTCTCATGTTTATAAAATAGTATTTGTCGAAAAACTGGCTTGCTTTCAAATGTTTAATCAAAACAAAGAAATGCTAAACGACTCAGGCTTTATAATGAATATGAATGGTGAAGTAATCGGCAACAAATATGAAAATCCTGAATTGAAAACTTTAAAAGGGGGTAAATAGATTGAGTCAGCCAAGTAAAATTAAGCGTCTGATCGTTCAAAATGACAATGCAATTGCAGAGTTAAAGAATGATAATATTAGAAATACCGTTGAGACGAATGCCAAGATAGCAGAAAGAATACTGATAGCAAGGACGAAAAATGACTGACTTTAAAATAATACCTGCTGAACGTCACGGAATCAAGCCATTGATCGGACTATATGGTAAAAGCGGAGGAGGCAAAACCCATTCTGCCCTGTTGCTTGCAAGGGGAATAGTGGGCATGAAGGGCAAGATTGTGTTGATTGACACAGAGAACAAGAGGGGACATATTTTCTCCGATATCGTACCGAATAGTTATCATGTTATTGATTTCGATATACCTTTTTCACCAGAGCGTTATATAGAGACATTTAAAGAAGCCTCAAATGCTGATATTATAGTTGTGGATTCGATGACTCACGAATGGTCGGGTTCTGGTGGAGTGTTGGATATGCAGGAAGCAGAGTTTGCCAAAATGGGAAGCCGAGAATCTTGCCGGATGATGAGTTGGATTAAACCAAAAATGGCACACAAGAAAATGGTTAGCGAAATACTTAGACTGCCCATGCCGGTTATTTGTTGCTTGAGAGGCGAAGAAAAAACCCATTCGGTTAAAGATCAAAAAACGGGCAAGAATACCGTTGTAACTGATGATTTCAGCACACCATTATTTGATAGCAGATTTATCTTTGAAATGTTAATCAATGGAGAAGTCTTTGCAAATGATAAAGGGGAAGGTGGGTTTTTAAGGATAGGCAAGGTCACGCATCCGAAGCTGAGGCCATGCTTACCATCACAAGACACGCAGATAAGCGTAGAACACGGCAAAATGATTGCTGAATGGTGTGCATCACCAGGAACCAAGCCTGTCGAGACGGTGCCTGAATTTCATCCCTCGCAATTTGACGATGAATTGAAAACGGTGACTACCGGCGTGGCAAAGGTATTAAAACATAAGAGGGGGAATGATTTCATCTTCCGCATATTAGGAAATGGGGATACAATTTATACAGTTGATAGCGAGGAGCTTGCGACACTGGCCAAGACAGCGCAAGGGGCAGGGATTGAGATAAAGATTCAGCATCGAGATGATAAATTTAATTCAGTTGTAAGCCTTGATTTGGTGGAACCGGAATGAAGTGGATAAGCGTTAAAGATGAACTGCCGGCTATTAAAGAGAAAGTATTGGTTTATAGTACAGGATATTTTAAGAAAGATCAAAATACTGAAAAGCAAATCAGAATGGCATGTTTAAGGGATGATGGCAATTTTCAAGCTAACCCTGGTATGTATTGGTTAAAAGTTAGCCATTGGATGCCATTGCCGGAGAAACCATGACAATCCAAAACGCTAAGATAATCAGTACGCAGACCGATCCTGCAGTTTATCATATATATGGTAACGGTGAATATAGGGTAGGCGATAAAGAATATACTATGTCCCGAAGCGATCTCATGGAATTCAGCCATTGTCCGCACCGATGGGTAAGTGGATTTGAGAAGAAGCGGACTGATGCGTTGAGTTATGGGAATCTCCTGGATGCGTATGTTCTGGATAAGGAGCGATTTAATAGTCAATTTGTTATTTGCCCTGAAATATATGTAAACGATAAGGGTGAAGATAAACCTTGGAACTGGAACACAAAGAGATGTCAGGAGTGGAGAGCGAATCGAGAAAAATACAATAAAACAATTATCAAGGCATCTGAAGCAGAAGAATGCCAACAAGCAAGTATTGCTCTATATAATGATCCAATTATAACATCATTCATTGAATCATCTGATAAACAGGTTATGATCGTGGCAGAATGGAAAGATGAATCGGGAATCATAGTACCGCTTAAATGCTTGATTGATTTGGTGCCAAAGAAAGGGCAATATCTGGGGGATCTCAAAACGTGCAGAACCGCTTCAAATAGCCAATGGCCTAGAGAAGTATTCAATTACGGCTATCACGTACAGGCGGCTTTCTATGGCAATATGTATTACATTGCAACTGGTGAAGCAAGAGACGGTTTCGTGCATATCCTACAGGAGAATTACCCACCTTATGAAACAGGGCGCAAGCTAATCAGCGAGGAATTCATTGAAATAGGCAAGTCGAGATACGAGAACGCACTAAAACGATACTGCCATTGCCTGAATACTGGCAAATGGGGCGGATATGAAGATGATACAAACAGGCAGATTGATGGATTTACAATTACAGAACCCTTACCTTATATGATGGAGCCGGAATGAAGCCGATAATAAAATATTTTTTATTAACAATGAAACATAAGTGGTTTGTCTTTCTGGAAGGGCTGAGAGTTGGTGTACCAATATGGAGATTGATAATCCATGATTGGACTAAGTTTATGCCCTCTGAATTACCTCATTATGGCAAGCAGTTTTTTGGAAAGGCCGATGATGCCGAAGGGTTTATTGGTTGTTGGGTTAAACACCAGAATAGACATCCACACCATTGGGAATATTGGATACCAAGAACTGGACATAACAGGTGTACTCCACCTTATAAAGATAACGAGCCAATCCCCATGCCACACTGGGCTGTTAAGGAAATGTTGGCAGATTGGTTAGGTGCAAGTTGGGCGTATGGTGGTACAAGAATTATTGATGTAGATATATGGTTCTGGTTTGATAATAATTATGAGAAAAACATTAAAGATAGATTACATATAATAACACAACTTTTATTATATCAATGTTTATGTTCTTTAAAAGCAAAAGAAAGATATAAATGACAATGCCAATAAATATAGCACTAACATTAATAATCTTATTCATATACGTAACAATGGCGACATTCGCATATGGCCTGATGCATTGGGTCAGGCTGGAATTTAAGAAGCGGGGCAGTGGCGGAATGTAGACGCTAACAAAATGAGAGCCAGCACTTTTAGGGTGTTATGCGATATGGCTCATGCAGGTTCGAATCCTGCCTGCCCCCTTATTTTAACTTAATTGATTGAAGGTAAATTATGGAAGAAGCTAAATACCCTTGTTGGTTTCCACAGGATCCTTATCCAATAAAAATGTGCAGTATTAAAAACGATAAAGATTTAAGAATTGCCGTACCTGAAGATGATAAAATTTCGGCAGTTGCATGGTATTTAATGGGCAGAGCATATAGAATGGCATTAAGGGATGTATACAAGGCACTTAAAGAGAATTTAGAACCATAACCAGTAATCCCCTTATTTTAACTTAATTGATTGGAGGTGAAATTGTGATAAGAATTAATAAGCCTAAAGTAATTACTATATGTGGTTCAACGAAATTTGCAGATTTACATGCAATTAAAAGATGGGAATTTGAACAAAACGGCGAGGCAATTTGCTTAATGATTAATTATTTGCCTGCTTGGTATGCAGAAAAGCAAGACTGGAAAGGAAATGACCATCATGGTGAAGCTTCCGGCAATAAAAAGGCACTTGATGATCTACATTTTAGGAAAATTGATATATCAGATGAAGTATATGTTGTAAATGTAGACGGCTATATAGGCGAATCAACAAGGGCCGAGATTGATTATGCTGAAAAAATAGGAAAGCCAATCAAATATTTAGAACCTATTAAATAACCAATAATCCCCACGGTTCGAAGGCTGGCTATTCCCTTCCAACAAATAGTCTTTGGGCTTGTGGGTGGATTTAGAGAGGAGATAAATATATGGCACATCATTCAAACGAAGAATTAGAAAAAAGGTTTGGAATGGAAGTTGAGGATAAACTGGGAGCTACTGGAAAGTTTCCACAAGGCAAGCTTGTAAACCATGATGAAGGCGAAATAAAATTTGCGGTAGGAGTGAAGGACAGAAAGGTAATAATAGAATTTGGCACTTCAGTTAAATGGATGGGAATGGATAGAAGCAATAGAATTAGCTGATTTGTTAATTAAACATGCAACAACAATTTAGCGGATTAGAAGCAAGGCGAATGTATGACGAGGAAATAGAACATGAACACAAAACATAGAATTAACGCTAAAATAGACGAAAATCAACCTGAGATAGTAAGGGCATTGCGCAAGATACCAAATCTAAGCGTTGAGGTAGGGCATGACGACATTCTAATCGGATACAGGGGTAAAACCTACTGGATAGAGATAAAATCGCCTGACGAAGCAAATAAGAGGACTGGGAAGGTGTTTCCGAGTAAGATAAAGGACTCACAGAAGGATTTATTGGCTAATTGGAAAGGTCATTATGCTATTTGCGTCAATTTAGATCAGATTTTTAAGGAGATTGGGATATGACTATTACGTATACTTCTATTGGTAGTTTTGTAACTGAAAATTGCTATAAATGCGGAATATCGTTTGGCTTACCAAGTGGATTCCAGAAGGAAAAGCTTGAAAATGGGGGCAATTTTTGTTGTCCAAATGGTCATGGCCAGTATTATGGTGAGTCTACTGTAAAAAAGCTTGAACAGCGTATAATAAGAGAGCTGTCTCAGCATGACCAAACAAAGGCAAATCTGCGAGATACTAAATTAAGCCTTATAGCCGAAAAAGGGCATAGAACACGTTTGAAAAAGCGTATAGTTCGTGGTATCTGTCCGTGTTGTAATCGGTCGTTTCAGAATCTTAAAAGACATATGGATGGTCAGCATCCTAAATATACGGATAAAAAGAAGAATCAGAAAGGATTAAAGGCAATAAAATGACTATCGGCAAAACACGTTTAATCTGGTATTTAGGCAAATGGCGGGGGGTTGGCTGGTTTGTTGAAAGTCATCCAGCTTTTTGTTATACCTGGGAGATCAGAATACCTTGGATTTGTGAAATAAAAAGGGTTAGGGAATGAGTGAAGAATTGAATTTGTTACTAGACGAATACGCTTTCCAGATATTAGATAAGGGCGGTCTTGTATCTAACGATTTTACGGTTGATGTGTTAAAAGCAAGGCAAGATATACTTAATTATATTGATAAGCAAAAGCAAGAGATACTTGCTCTTAGACTTAGGATTGGCGGGTAAAAAGAATTAGGGGGTAAATAAAGAAATGCCATATTCGGGAGCTAAAGATGGAAAGCATTATTGGCTTACGCCAAAGAAATTGATGGACGAATTACAAGAAGAATTTGGATTTACATTTGATCCTTGTCCCTATCCAAAACCAGATGACTTTGATGGCCTAGAGGCTGAATGGGGTGAGTCAAACTATGTAAATCCTCCATTTGGAGTTGTGTTGCATAAAGGGAAAAAGAAAGGGGCTACCGCATGGGTACGGAAGGCAATCAAAGAATATGAAAAAGGGAAAAAGGTTGTATTGGTATACCCTATAGACAAATGGGTATTAATGTTAATAAAAGCAGGCGCAGAGATTAGAAACCTTTACGATGTGAAATGGTGTTCAACTGAAGACGGCCTTCCGGGGAAAGGAACAGGACGGCATATAGCTTGTTTCATTTTAGACCCCAAGAAGATTAATTCAAAAGGATAAGGGAATGAATAAATGATATTCTGGTTTATAGTCGGATTCATTGTGTGGTTATTATGTATTTTATTTATATTAGCAATCCTTAAAGGCGGAAGCAAGAGAGGGAATAATGAGTCAAATGAGTGATATTGAAATAGAACATGATAGATTAAAAAACCTGCTCGCAAGCGGTGAAATTGATATGAATGAATATAATAGAGAACTCAAAGAACTCGAACAATTCTATGAAGCCGAAGAGGAATGTCCTATGTGTGGCAGAACAGAAAACCACGTCCACAATATATAGGGGGGAATTATGTACAGAATAAATAAACAAACGCAAACGTTACAAGCTTTTATTGATGCAGTTAAAGATGGGAAAACTGCAATAATGGCAGGTATGGAATATGTTGTGTTAAGTCGCAATTATTATGAGAAGCTTGTTAAAAGTAAAACAAAAGACATGGAAGAAACCAGCAAGGACAGCAATGGCGGTTGGGTGTAGTGGGTTGTTATAAATCTTTATAGGAGGAGATAAGAATGCTGTTAAATGAAATAAAAACTTATGAGGAATTAAATGATTATTTATTAGCAAAGATAGATATTGCAGATGGTAAAACTTCCAAAGTAAATCCCACATTTACAAAAAAACAAATGTGGGATCATTTCATGGGGCAATGTATGACAGGCAAAGACAAAGAAATATCAATACGCACAAAAGACATTCTTATTAAAAATATAAAAAAAGACTTTAGTTAAGAAGATTTATAACAGGTATGAATCAGCCGCCAGCAAGGAGAAGGGCATGGGCACTGAAAGCGTTGGTGATGTATGCCGTAATACGTGATTAGGATAAACCGCATATCTTTGCTGGTTGGCTGTATGAGTTTGTTAGATGTAGAGGTCATTTATAATATGAATAATATGGAATACATACGGACAGCTTATAATGTGCCAGCAAAACGTGGTATGCGTGTTGAGTATCAACCTGAACACAAGAAAGCATGGCAAGGCAAAATTATTTATGCTGAAAAGGGATATTTACGCATTCGAAGAGATGGCGATACGAAAACATATCCAGCACCATTTCATCCAACATGGAATTTAAAATATTTAAGCATCTAACGCTTGAAGTCACTTGCTGGCCAGAGAAAGGAGAAATATGAAAGACAATAAAACTGAACAGAAATCGAATGGCGGCCAGTCAAGTGGAGCGAATTGTTATAAGTTTTTGTCCAAGCTGAAAATGAAAACTGCTGACTACGATTACCTTATTAATGATTACATTCCACAGCAAGGCGAAAAGGATATGGAAATGTTTATTACATTGGGATTTTCAGATTACAATTATATATTATGGAAATTGTTTGATACGGGGCATATGAAAAAGAGTTTTATAGAACCCTTCAAAAAAAGAATAAATAAAGTATTTAGCATAAGCTTATAACGTCTGAGGTGAGCTACCGTACATGGCTGCCGAACAGTGAACGGCACCACGGTTGGCTCCAGTGAGTTGTTAGGCTTTTTGATTGGAGATAGAAATGGATGAAAGAGAAAAGGATATTTTTGAAGAACAAGTTAGAGGGATGTATAAAGAAGATATTCCCCTTCCTCTTGTTTCGATTATGAGGGTGTGCATGGAGTCCAGTGTAAATAGATTGGTGAGAAAGAGAATGATTGAAATTGCTGAAAATTTTGCCAAAACTGATGATAAAGATGCTGAAATTTTAACTTTACTGAAAGAAGCCTAACGCCTGAGGTCACCTACCGCCAATCAGCAATACAATGGCGGTTGGGTGGAGTGCTTTGTTAGATTGCATATTTACAGAAAGGAGAACTATTAAAAATGGATATGGCTTATGTAGGAATAAAAGCTTGTGGATGTATAGTAGCTGCGACCGTAGACAACCCTCAACATAAAAGAGAAGTGGCAAAGGATATTGCCGGTTTTATAAGGCAAGGATTAAGCGTGGAAAGAATAACAGTGGAGAGAGTAAGAAAAGAATTAAAAAGATGTGAATGTGAAGATAGCAAAATAGCAATCTAACGCTTGAACTGAGCCACCGTGCTAGGCATACGAACAATGAATGGCACTACGGTTGGTTCCAGTGATTTGTTATAAATCGTATTTCTTTAAGGAGAAAACATGCAAACAGAAACACAAAAAATAACGATAACTATTGACAAGAAAGAAGCTTTGTCAATTTATAATGCTCTGTTGCCAAACATAAACCCGGGTTCGGGTTGTGATACCCCAGAAACCAAAGGGGCGTCTGACCTGAAAAGGTTGTTGCAAGGTAATTTCTTTAGTGACAAAAAAGGCATACACATGCTGTAGCTTTATAACGTGGAGCTGAGCTGCTACGGACAGAAAGGATAAAATATGGGAAACAAAAAACCAACGATTGAAGAACTGGAAAAGATACTGAGTGGGCCAGAACGATCCATTAGAATTAATCCTGACGGATCGCTAGGTACAGCAGAAAAAGAACCTGAAAATAGCACAGACGCTAGTAGTCAGGTCGAGCGCATTGTTAGCACTAAAACTGGCAAGCTAATAGCCTTAGTTGACAAAAATACTGGCAATACTATGAATGGTGATATATGGAGGCTTGCAATGGAATGTAAAGAGCGCCTTGAAAGACAAGCACAAAGTATGCATATGGATATAAAACAGATAGAAGTTGACTTAAGAATATTAACAGACACAATTGCTCGCATAGAAAAGAGATGGGAATCTGAAGAGTGCTAACGTTTGAAGTGAGCTACCGTGCTAGATGTACGAACAGCGAATGGCACTACGGTTCGCTCTAGTGATTTGTTATAATTTTTACGGAGGAAATAAAATGACTTTAAATCAAGAAGAAGAAGAAGAGGCAGCAACTAGAAATTATAATCTTGGAATATCTAGAGGATTAGATCAAGCGTCAAAAACCCTTATGAATGCTGCTGTAGGATTTTTTGAAAGAGGCAAGGATGATATAGCTAATATTTTAAGGGAACAAGCAAAAAGGTTTGAACTTGATTCGGCGAAAATACATCCTGGTATACCAAATTAAATAAGTAAAAGATTATAACAATAGATATACGAAGTTCGTATTTGCAATAACAAGTAGTTAATGTACAGATATTTTAAGATAAATCCATCTACCAATAACAGCAAGTCCTGTTAATGTAAAAGCGCTACCTACCCACGTAATAATACCTATTTTTGTTTCAGATTTAACCTGTCTTTTATCTAAATCTCCAATCTTTCCATATATATCTTTACGATCTATAACATAATCTTTTTGAATTTCGTTACTAAATATCATGTGCTGTTCTACCTTGCCCATAAACTTTAGAAGTTCTGCGTTATTTTCCCTACGTTCATCTTTCATTCAAATACCAATCCTGTTACTGTATTTACCTTAACGTCTTTAACAATCTCATAGCTGAGATCCGATTCATTTCCTGACGTATCATAAGCCGTCACGCTTATGTAGTACGTTCCCGCATTTAAGCCTGTCAGCGTGTAAGCCGTTACGTCAGCCACATCTACGTTACTATCGTATACCCTATGGGCAAAGCCGTAATATACCTTGTAGCCTGCAAGATCAGATTCGGTATTCGGATTCCATTTCAAATTGATTTCCGCCCCGAACACAGTACCCACACTTAACAACGCAAATAATAATACTGCTATCAATACTTTCATTTAATTCTCCTTTCTTTAATAAGAACTGTCACTAATTAAGTTTTTAGCCATAATCTTTAATAGACCCCCTGCTCCCCCTCAGGGGGCGGTGATGTTCCCAGCTTATTCTGAACTCACCTTTTCGGCTCTGCTCCGATTTGCGCACGGGGAGGATTTAACGATTTCGCTATTTTAATCTTAAATGCAAAATCTACTATCTTCGTTGCAAATATACCACAAAAAAACATCTTCATCTCTTTGTCTCCATCAACAATGACAAGATATGCCAACATACCCGCAACAAATACAGCTATCCCTATCTGCATCCAATCCCTTTTCATAATTAAACCTCTATTTCTTAAAAGTCGCTATCGAATAACTTCTAACGCCTATATACATAGTCCTTCTCTTAAACCAGCCTACCCCTAATATAGTCATTGCTTCAAGAAATAGTTGGTCTGCCTCTTTACGTGATACAATTTTATACTGACATAGCCAATCATGAAGAACAGCAGCCTTTCCATATTTACCTACTCTTGAAATCATTGCCCTGAACATACGTGGAATAGAAGCGAAGTCAGTTCCTATCTTTCTTGGAATAACAAATAGAAACTCATCCTTGCTCATATATTCAAGAGGTTCGTATAATTCAAACCACTTGCCTTTAATAGGACTGTCTCGGTACTTCAATATCAATTCACCTTGAAATCCTTGTTCCCTCACTCTCATAACCCACCCATTTTCTTCGTCATATTAAGTACTGCCTCTGATGTGTTCTTTAGTGTTTCTCCAGCATTACTTTCCTGCTTGCCAACCTCTATCGTTGTACCGTCAGGCATTACAACTTTAAGGTTTACTATTTTCTGTGGCCCAATCCTCCAATAACTACCTTCTCCGTCTCTAAACGATATCCTGGCACACCCCGCCAATGCAGCTACTACCACCAACACACAGGCAATGTATATCCATCGTTCTATTATTCTTACACTTTTATGTTTCATGGTTGTCCTTAATTATATAAAAATTCAAAGCCTTTGAATAGCTGGCTTATTATTATTATTCTTCTTGCAGCCGGTGCGCCCGCCGGTGGTTTTACCAGAATCACATCTCTAGGCTCAAACATTGCATTTGGATATTGATACATATCTGCAATTTCACTGGGCAACAGTATGCGTCTATGCATACCACAAAGACCAATTAATCCATTAAAACTAAAAGCTGTTCCCCTGCCACCGAGAACAAGATTTGTTGCATCAGGGCCGATAAATCCATGTGTTGCCGTAAGTGAATCTATAAGTATTCCGTTTTCATATAACTGAGAGCCGTTTGTTACACCACTGTTATAGGTCATAACAACAAAATTCCACACATTATCGGTCGGCGCACCTGTATAATTTATCTCGGAATTATTAATCCTCAATGAATAATCATTACTGCTACTTTCCCGAACACTCATTTCAAAAGTAGCATCTTTAGAAAAAAGAATATTAAAAGAATCCCCATCACCTGTTTTTTTAAACCATATCCAAAATGATGCCTTAGTCGCTCCAGTCATTGTAGTAACATTACCTATATTAATATTATTACTGACACCATCAAATGAAAGTGCATATCCTGGAACAAGAGAGTTGCCACCAATAACCCAACTTGCACCTGAAAACACACCATCATTTTTGAATTGAGAAAAATCTTTAAGTGTATTACCGGTAACACCCAATGAAGGATTCCAACAACCACCTAATTGGTTCCAGAGGTTAGGCCGTTTACTCAAACTTCTTATTGCAAACCCCTGATGATATGATGGCCTGACTTGTGCAATGGCAGGGTAGGCAATGAATAATGATAGAAGAATATATAATAGGTATTTTTTCATTACTGAATTTCTTGAACTATCGGATTAAAACTAACTGCAAATTCTACTGCATCATCGTGAAAGAGATCAGCAACACTGCCATTTACAACAACTAAAGACCCATAACGATCTTGTGGAGCAAAAACGGCTATAAACTCCAATTGAGGAACACCATCAGCGTCATTCATAACAGCCAATATCATTGAACCGATAAATGTTAATCCCGTCAATCCCTCTGCAAGTGTCGAAGCTGCATAACCTGCATAGGCTGCATCAGCACCGCTACATCCTCCGGCATTGGCAACAGCAGCCGAACTGTCAACAGAAGGACTCCAGTAAATATCAACCCTCTCTCCAGCTACCGGATCAGTAGCCATTTCCAGTGACATCATAACAGCAAAAGAAGCATTTCTTACCGAACCCAAATCAATCTTCGCTGATTGCCTTGCGGCGCCAGCCCCTAAAGAAGTAACATCAATTTGAACATCCGTTGACCCTGCAATCTCTAAACTGTTATTTCCAGTTCCCCCTATATAATCAGTTCCATGATCGGCAAACACAAATTGAGGCGTGTCTACCTTGGTTAATACTTCATTTGCAGCACCACACGGAAACGCAATAAAACAAACAAATAAAAATAACAGTAAGTATCTTTTCATGTTTTCTCTCCTTTAAGGAACATCCCTGTCCTTACCCCAAAATTTTAATATAGTTTTTATTTTATTTAAAACACTTACAGATAAAGACGTATACCTATCGTCAATTGTAGTTTGTTTTTGTAAGTCAG